CGGCTTCTTGTGTGACCATATCATACGAAGTCCGGATCCTCCATATACGCTGGCATCTATAATCTTTGCCCAGTCATGACCCTCCGGCAAATCTGCCAATAGAATTCTCGTCCGAAGGATCGTCGCCTGTTGACGGTTCACCATAAGGTCAGGCCAGTGAATGTGAACTCCAGACTTTATTCCCTCCTTGACGGGTCTCGCAACGGCTCTGGCCACGCAACATCTCCCGGGTCTGTCAATCGCTTCATGAATTATGTGACATATTTGCAAAAGGAATTCATCAGACATTTTCTCATTCGCTTTGTAATCAATGTCTACGAAGAATTTGAAAACGTCAGTTTTTTGCTCGACGACATAAAGTTTATTTCCAGATTTAATTTCGGAAATATAGTCTGTGTAGAATTGTGCAACGTCATGCTCATCGACGGAGAGGATACCACCGTCCATGAGCACATGGGTCCCAGGTGCCTTTGGCACCAACCAGTCTCTTATCATTAATAGTGTATAGCTTCAAATCCTTATAAGGAATTTCGAGCGGTCGGGTGTCGACCACCAAATTCGCAATCCTAAACCAGCAATTGACAACAAAAATTTATCTTCTAGTGGGACATTCTCAAACATGAGCCATCCGCGAGAAACATCAAATGTACCAGTAAAAGGTCTGTAATCTTTCACCATGGGTTCGTCGCTTACGGCGAACTTAAAGTCAGGTAAAATCATGGATACAAAGTAATCAGTCATGAGTAATATTTTTGTATCTGCATTTGTATGCATGCCAATGAAATGCGTCACAAGAAAGTTTTCATAAGGTGCATTCTCCCATGTTGGTTGTAACTTTACGAATTTGGTCAGACCGTAATCAACTATATTACGTGTGCAAAAGTATGAGTTTATAACCATTTGTTCATGTTCATAAAATTCGCTATTCCTAAGTTCGTAACAATTATCAAAATGTTCTTTCATTTTCTTTGAAGGTATAAATCCAAACTGACCTACATTAAAAGCCCATACTTCATTCTTTACAAATTTTTCTAAAGTTGTGGTACTGTGGGGTGTTTTTTTAGATGAGTGCCATCCGTTTATGTGATCGTCAAACTCACGGGGCGAAGCTACGTACAAAACGTTAGGCTTTTCTATGACGTCAAATAGGGGGTTGAGGTCGCCACTGACTACGATATCATTATCAAGGTAAAGCACCTTGTCATATTCGGACAGGTTCGTAAGTGACATGATGCGCAATTTATCATAGGCTCCCAATGCAATTGGTGGTTGAGTTACCAAGTACAATTTGACTTCTAAATTAGAAATATGCGGATAGGCTTTAGTATCACATATAATCATCATATCGATGTTATCATTTTCTTGATTACACCTGATGCTGTTTATACACATGCGTAGCATATTCGCATACCTGATTTCACTCCCCCATATCTGGAAATAAATCAGTTTTTTGGAGGTCATTAATTTAATTTCTTAATTAGTCTTTAATTCTCAATCATCATCACTATCGAGGTGGCAACGTTCCCAAATTGTCTTGATCTTTATAATGTTGGCTGGCATGTCAGCCACCTTTTCGTCTTCGAGTTTCTCGATTTCGTAACAGAGGCGCTGGAGGTTGAAATCTTTTGCGAGTTGCTCTGGATCTGATCCGTCACCGCGAAGACTGGCAAGTTTACGTGCATACCATATCTTGGGTGGCGTCATCCTGTATCTATGTGCGTAGAAAAAACGGAGTGCGTTGCGACGAGTTAAGAGCCTGATGGAAATCCGGGTTTCTGATGACGTGAGCCCTGATCATCGGCCATAGGTTCCTTCGAGACGATATACCTTCGAGTGTATCAAATTGACAATCGTCATTTTCGTCATAATTTTTGCGAAAAGCCATTTGATTTGTTTCCATCTTCTCCTTTTCATCTTTGAAACGTTTAACAATGTTCTTTTGTTCTAATGGATTTAAAGGAACTTCAAAAATATATGCGTGATATGTATTTAGTACTTCAACACCATCCTCGATGTCTCGGGGTTCTGGTGTATTCGTCGAAAACTTGAAGTAGGTATATGTTCCCCGCTTCAGGTTGATCGTACCGCGTGTTTCTTCTTCGAGTTCACGAACCGCACAGCGAAGTGGGTTATAGATCTCTCGTCGGCGACACCCGCCTGTAACAAACGTCCATTCCTTATATCTTCGGTCATGAACGACCAAAAAATAAGGAACTCCGTCAACGTACGTCATCGGTATCGCTACCGCTTTGTGCCTTTCTCTGGTCATCTACTAAGTCCGGTCCAAAAAAATCATGAAGACGGCCCGCGCGTTTATCGTAAGTTATAAGGAAAATAAGGCCAAAAAGCAAAAGCCAAGCCCAAAGAGGCATTTTAATTTTGTATTAGAATTTAGTTTGCGTATAGCACTGCACCCACACCGTTCTGGATGCGGAGCACATTGTAGTTCACGGCGTACAGGTATGGGTTGCTGACGGCAGAGTTGGTCAGAGCCTGCACACCGTTCGACAGGGTCACTGGCACGACCAGGCGGTACGTGTCAATGCGGGAGAAGTTGAGGGTGCCGGTGGGCTGGAGCTTGGAGGTGTCGAGGGCATAGCTGATGATTGCCACGTTGGCAGTCTGGTTGGCGTGCTGGTAGCCGAATGGAGTGTTGTAGTACTGGGCAATGTCAGTGAAAGCTGGCAGGTGGCGGAACTCACCGATGTCCGACCCATTGATCTGGACCTTCAGCTGGTAATCCTTGACGTTGGTGCCGCTGCCGTCAGTGCCGTACTTGTCACCGTAGTTTGCAGATGGCCAGGCAATGTACTTCACTGGGTGGGCCAGTGCCAGCTCCTGCATGGCGGACTTGCCAATAGGGATGCGCTGGACCTGAGTGATCAGCATGTCGTGTGCATTCTCGGCGAAGAACTTGCGCTCGGACTGATCCAGGTAGACGAAGTTGGCCCACGCCAAAAACTGGAGGGCAGAGTTCTTCACGCCACTGGCAAGGTTGGTGCCGCCGCTCTTGGCCGTCGTGGTGTTCAGGGCGGCCGACCAGGTGATGCGCAGCTCCACGTCGTGGTACTGCAGAGCCACCAGGGGGATGGAGCTCGAGTAATCCTTGCAGAAGAAGAACTTCAGGGGCAGGAAAGATGCCGCCTGGTTAGTTGGCGTAAACTGGCCAGACACGGCGTTATTCAGGTAACGTTGGGAAAAGGTCTGTGCGCCAACCACTGGCTCGACATCAGTCATGAACTCGAAATCCTGGGTGTCAATAACCTGGCCACCGATCAGCAGCTCGATCTTGTCAATGACGGTTGACCAGTCTAGGTTGTTTACAGTGGCACCGGTGGTGTCACGGGCAGTAAAATACATGTAGTTCACCAGGTCACCCTTCTTCTCAAGACGGATGGTGGAGATGCCACCCGCGCTGGGGGTTCCCTGGATCACCTGACGCTCAACGGTATTAGCGTAGTGAGTATACTTGCGGTACACTGATCGGAAGAGAGAGACTTGAGGATTGCCTGTCAGCCAAGCATCCTGAGCACCTGTCGCAACGAGCTGAACCTGGCCACCGCTCATTTACTTTGGACTTATATTTTTTTCTACTGGTTCACACCACAGAAAGGGGTGGCTGCGAAATCTCATTTTTATCCAGTTGCCGAATTGCGATATCCAGACTGCATGGATCTGCAAGCTGATTTAATTTCCCTTTTTTCTCATTAAATTTATTGTATTCGGGCTGAGTGTAATTCTGGAAGCGGCTGCCGTTCATGGTGCCCACTGGCACAGGCACGCTCTCGGGGCGGAGATTGGTCATCGCGCCAATCGCACCGAGGGGGTCAATGCGAACGTTCATTCCACCCGCATTACCGGCACGATCCGGGTTCACACGGTTTTCGGTCGAACGGGGCAGCGACTTGTCGGTGTAAGCATTAGTGCCGCTTGCGTATGGCTGAGCGACATTGTACTGTGCAGGGCCGAACTCGAGCGTGTCCGTCCGCTGACCAGTTTCCTGACGAATGGTTGTCCGTCTGGTCTTTATCTGATCTGGGCGACCCTCTGGTGCGGTCAGAGCACCACCCTGACCCTGTCCACGGCTCTGGACGGGTGCGCGGCGCCAGGTCTTGGTGTCCTTTGCTTGGTGGGTCACCTCGCCCATCACGGTCAGGCCGTTTTTCACAAAGGCATCTGAAGGGCCCTGGCCACCTGGAAGGGTCGTAAGGCGCTCCTCATTGATGTTATTAGGCAGGACGCGGAAAAACTGCTGGAAACCACCGGTCGCCGGAACGGATGGGTCGACACCGAGGCCTGGACCCACGTTCATACGCTCAATTGGTGGAAGGTTATTCATCTTATTCGTAATATTCTGACGGTTCGAGAGGTCGTATACGGGCTGACCAAAAGGAAAACGGTTAGCCTCCTTTGAGATGTCGGCAAAGTTTTGGACCTCCTGTTTGGGCTGAAGGCGCCAGTCGCCAATACGGCGGCCAAAATCTATACCTGGATCTCTCATGTCAAAGAAGTCCTTTGAGTGATCACGGGCATTGGCCATAAGGTCAATGTCACGACGGGTGATTGGGGGGAGGGGGCGACGGGGTTCAGTGGTTGCCGATGTGTCATTCTTGTCACTGAGTGTTTTACCGGCAAACACGAGACCAACTACTGCTGCAAGGGCCAGAGGGTCCATATTATTATATGTACTATATTTTTACTTTGTCAGATACCGTTGGGAAAAGCGGGTGTTCTGATCGTCCGCGTACGTGCTTACTGGATCAAAATCAACTATACGAAGAGGCAGATTTACATAGTTATTAGGGAAATCATAGCTGCGCTCTGACCAGCCCTTCTTCCATGCAAGGGTATCATGGGAGCGAAGCAGAGACTCGGTGTCGGCAAGGTCTGCCATCACGACGGTTGCTGGGCCCATCCACACGCCGGGCTGGAGCACATTGGTGCTCGAATTTAAATAGTTCGGCATCTTACTAGTACCAGCGAAAAAAGCTTAATGAGCATTGCCTGCACGCATCTGAGTTCTCTCTGGGAAATGGAACCGGCTGCTATCTATGTCGCAGCTGACCCCTCCCTGATCCTTGCACATTGGGGCAAACTTCTTACCGAATGAAGCCTCGGCGAAAGCCGTCTGGTCATTTGGAATTGTTGTGCTGGGCATCGTGTAAAAATTGCGCTCGGCGTCACGGACGCGCTCAAACGGGTGGATCATAGACCACTCGTTGGCAACCTCGCGGCGGACACTGGGATACCACGCGGCGCTGGGGCGATCGGGCTGGTCAAGGTAATCAGTCAAGAGGACATTGCCCATTGGATTATCGAATGTAGGCATGCTCACCTGGGTGCGCGTCAGACCCGCCATCCGCCCTTCTGCGTACGTCGGCCTGACCTTGCCGTCTGGTATCATATTGGATGTTAGCATATAGTACAGAATTGCGAGGACGAGGACAGCAAGAGCAAACACACGTGGGTCTTTATTTATAAGGTAGATAACGACACTTGCGTACAGCACGAAACGGGTGGTGGCTGCCGCGCGATCCTTGGCTGACTGTGAGGCGGTTGGCCAAAAGTCTAGGAGCTTGTCGCTCTGGAAAATGTCTTTTGGATCCATATTAGTAATTACATAGACTTATTTTGAGCCATCAATTTGCTGATCATGTCATTCATACTGGACATGAGGTTTTCCTGTGTAATCTCACCCTTATCCTGAATGTTCTTCGCACACTCCTCGGCCGTGCTCTCAATCATACTCAGCATCTGGGGTGGCAGCATGCTCATCGTCATGGCGAGCATATACAGGTTTCCGTAATATGACCAGATGGCACCGCGCGTCTGCTCGCTCATGTCCGGGCTGTCCCAGATGTCACACAGACCAATTTCATCTGCAAATTTGTTCTTCTTGGAAAAGAATGCAGGATTGCGTGAGTTCATATGATTTACACGTGGGGACGTGTACTTCATGAACCGGTCAATAGTAGTACTCTTGAAACCCTTCTCCTTTGCGGCGGTAATAGCCTGGTTATCGGGGAACGCCTCTGAGAGCTCACCGAGGAACTGACTGTACATCTGTCCAAAGGCGTTTGCTGACGCCATTTAATTT